ATACACAGGAGCAATTGCAATGGCAATCGTACAGGACTACGTTGTGGAATTTGAAGAAAACTTCCGTCCTGTATACTATAACAAATTAGAGGGAGGTGTTCCGATTGACAACAAAAAAGTCTTATTTGAAGAAGAGTAAACCGCAGGGCCTTATAAGAACAAAAGATGATTACACACCGCTTGCGCTCGAGTTAACATGGGATATGAAAGACGTAAGAAAAGAGTATTCCCGCCTAAGATCAATTTGGCGTAAACGTTATGAAAGATTACTGAAATCTGACTACAGAGATATCAGTCTTGTAACGGATCGACCGATTCAACGTTACAAGCATTTGAAAGATATTACAAGTGATAGAGAAATCTATCACTTGTTGTCTGAACTTGCAACTATAATAGCATCAGATCGAACAACAGTTACAGGCTTGAAAAAACGGGAAAAAGAACAGATGCAACATATTAATGATGTGTATGGAACAGAGTTAAAAACGCATGAGGATTTATTGAATTTTGGGCGTTTCATGGAACAGCTCAGAGATTTCGCATCAGATAGAATATATGATTCTGATTTCGCTGTTGAGCTGTATTCAGATGGAGAAAAGTTGAGTACAGGAAAAATGCTCGATCTGTACAAGGAATTTTTGAAAACTGGATCACGAAATATTGAAAAATTGAAATCTGGTATAGCAAAGAAAGAAAAAGCGAAACGCCAGAAAAGGAAAGCAGGTAAACGCAAACGCAGGAGGTAAACATGGATAATCTGTATACAGTTAATACATATAACTATAATAGAATACAGAATTTACCATGCTTACATGATACCAGATCAAATAGAGGTTCTAAAAAAGCAAAGGGCTATAAAAATTGTATATGTGCTTTTGATATCGAAACAACTAGGTTGGAAGATATCGAGCAATCAATAATGTATATATGGCAGTTTTCAATTCTCTTTCTTGACGATTTGAATATAGACACTATAATAGGCAGAACGTGGACAGAATTTGAGCTTTTTCTGGATCAGCTTATGAATGACGATAATTATGCATATTACATGGTTTTTGTTCATAATTTGTCATATGAATTTCAGTTTTTGCGCGGTATATATACATTTTCACCGGACGAAGTTTTTGCAATTAAATCACGAAAAATTTTGAAATGCGAAATGTTAAAGCGTTTCGAGTTTCGGTGCTCATATTTACAGACAAATATGTCATTAAATACGTTTACGTCAAAAATGAAAGTAAAGCATCGGAAACTATCTGGCGAAAAATTTAACTATGCGAAAAAACGTTTTCCGTGGACAGAACTAGACGATTATGAATTGCAGTATTCTTGTAATGACACGATTGGTCTTGTCGAAGCAATGTATAAGCGAATGATTCTGGCGAATGATAATCTATATACATTGCCCTTAACGTCAACCGGATATGTACGCCGTGAAACAAAAAAAGCAATGTATGGATGGGCCAGAAAACATAGGGATATATTTCCTACTATTGACGTTTTCGATCTGTTAGAAGAAGCTTTTCGGGGTGGTGATACTCACGCTAATCGTTATTATTCCGGAACAGTGATACGGGAAGATGGGGAAAAGATTCTAGGAATCGGATCATATGACAGATCATCATCATATCCTGACGTTGTATTGAATTGCGTTTTTCCAATGACACGGTTTGTATATATCGGATCGTTAGATGAATCTGACATAGAGAAGAAACTGGATAGAGGAAAAGCATTGCTATTCCGATGTAAAATTACAGGTATTGAACAGATTGACAAATACTACGGAGCGCCATATTTGTCATACTCAAAGTGCAGAAATGTTTCACGTGAAACACTGGATAATGGCCGAATTTTATGCGCTGATTATATCGAAACGACATTAACTGATATTGATTATGAGATCATGAAACGTGAATATAAATGGAAACACTTTGAAATAACTGAGTGTTACGAAAGTAAATATGGATCATTACCAGAACCCTTAAAAGGCATTTTCCGAAAATATTATACGGATAAAACAGAGTTAAAAGGAATAGTAGAGCAGGAACTTTTCTACAACTTACAAAAGGCGTTGCTTAATGCCGGATACGGAATGATGGTTCAATCACCTGTGAAACAATCATTAGTATTTACAGAATCCTCAGAAAACACATATACAGTTGACGAAAATGTTTCACGTGAAACACTACTTGAAAAATATAATCGAACGGCATTTCTGCCTTATCAATGGGGTGTGTGGGTAACAGCGTGGGCACGTTTGCGATTAAAAGAGGGAATAAACATAGTTGGAGATCGTTATCTATACAGTGATACCGATTCAGTGAAATATATAAAAGTAAGAGGTGATAATATTGACGAGTTATTTGATAGATACAATTCTGAAAGAAAAAGGCAAAGTATATCCAATTCTGCCTACGCAACAGATCGTCATGGGGTTAAACACTATATGGGGGTATATGAATACGAGGATACGTATACTGAATTCTCCACCATTGGTGCAAAAAAATATGTTTACAGAGATGAAGATGGAGAACTACACGCTACAATCGCAGGAGTTAATAAAAAGCTTGCACCAGAAGAGTTGGAAAATCATGGTGGAATCGGAGCGTTTAGAATTGGATTCACATTTTTTCATGCAGGAGGTACTGAAAGCGTGTATAATGACACTGTATACGGAGATTACACCGTAGAAAACCATAAAATAAAAATCACACAGAACGTAGTTATCAGACCGTCAACCTACACTATAGGAATAACTGATGAGTACCGTAGGATTTTGGCAGACGCAAGAACGTTAAAAGAATTTAAGGAAACATTTGACAAGAATTAATATTAGTGATATAATAATTCATGTAACAGAGATAATATAAGGAGGTGAGAATATGAAAATTACAAGAGAGTTAACAGTTAACAAAATCAATGTTATCTGTTACGATACAGAAAACAAATGTGAGATTACAAAAGAGTTAGTATTAGTTGGAAATTTCACAGACGAACAGATCAGCAAAGAGATCAAAAAGAGAAATCTCGGAATCGTTATCGATTGGGAGCGAAACGAAGAGGAAACAAACATCTATGGTATGGATGCAGAATTATTCTTAAAATATGCAACTTTTACAAAATCACCAAAAAAGGAGAATTAAATCATGGCAAAGAAACAGTATACTATTATTGAATCATCAGGAAATCTTGACGCATATTCAGAGTACGATCTCATAGAATCGCCGGCAATCGTCTCATTAAAAAACGTGGAAAACAAAGGACTTATCTGTGTCGGTGCGTGGGTAAAATATCGCACAATTGATAACAGCGGAAATGAAATCACCTGTATTTCAGTACAGGATGCAAACACAGGAGAGACATTCTCAGGTCAGTCAGCAACATTCAGAGAATCATTCGAGGACGTTGTCGACCGTGTATCTGACATGGATGAAGTTCCAGAAATGTTTTTCATCGAGGTTCTTCACAGACAGTCAAAAGCAGGTCGTGACTATCTTATTTGTGCACTTGTTTCCCCAGATCGTGCGCTTTCCCGTATGGGATATTCTACGACAGATATTCCCATGCCGGAGCCACAGAAATAATGTTATCGTTATATGAAAATAGTGGGTATCTTTCGATACCCGCTATTTTAGGATATGGACAAAAGTTCAATTATGTGTGGGGCGGCCGAGGTACGGGGAAAACATACGGAGGTCTCGAATACTGTATTGAACATAAGAAGATTTTTGTATATATGCGATCTTTGCAGGCCCAGATCGACACAATTAAAATTCCAGAGTTATCACCATTTAAAAAATTGAACAAAGATAAGGGGTGGTCAATTTACCCGAAAACAATCGGGAAAAACGTTGCCGGATTCTATAACACATACACAGACGATAATGGCAAACTGGTGTACACAGGCCCGATTTTGGGCTACGCAATCGCACTAAACACTTTTGCTAATCTACGTGGTTTTGATGCATCAGACGTTGAGGTTGGAATATATGATGAGTTTATTCCTGAGAAAAGAGAACGCAAAGTTGAAAATGCAGGATATGCTTTTAAAAATGCATATGAAACTATGAACCGAAACAGAGAACTTGACGGAGAAAAACCGATACAGTTCCTGTTGTTTTCTAACTCAGAGAATCTTTCATGTAATATGTTCATCGAGAATGACCTGATGGAAAAAGTATCTGCAATGGATATCCGAAAGCAATCAGTTTCAATTATGCAGGAGCGTGGGATCGGACTTTTTAACTTATTCGATTCACCAATATCAGAACGCAAGAAAGAAACCGCACTCTATAAAATGTCAGGCGCAGATTCTAATTTCAACCGCATGGCACTCGGCAATGAATTTTACTCTGCGGATTATACAGGAATTAAACCGACAAACATTAAAGAATTAATCCCACTATGTCGAATGGATTCTATCACAATTTACGAACGTAAAAACAAAAACACAATTTACGTCACAAGACATCACTCAGGAAATCCACCTACATATACGCAGTCTGACAAGGACATAAAAGCGTTTCGCAGAGACTATGTGTACCTATGGGATATGTACCTATCAAATAAGATCACATTCGAAGATATCACGTCAAAATCACTATTTGAAAATTATTTCAAGGGCAAGTATTGACTTGTCCTTTTTTCTTTGCTATAATCTGTCATAGAAAGACAAGTGTTCGTGGCACACGTACAACACGTTGGGAGCGTGGGATCATAATGATCCAATGTGCATGAGTATGTACAGCTCAGGAATTTGTAGCACTTAATCTTTCGTCACATATGCAGAGTGTCAAAGCCTGCATATGTTTTGTTTCATGTGAAACATTTCTCACCTTTCTTTAATGTTTCACGTGAAACATATTATATGTTGTGATAAATATAATCAATGGAGGTGAAATATGGACGTTAACTCGTTATCAACTCTTATCAGTAACATTGGTGTGCCTTGCGCTTGCCTTATCGCCACTTTCTATCTCTGGCAGAAAGAAACAGACGCACACAAGGAAGAAATGAAAAACATGACAGACGCACTCAACAACAACACTCAGGCACTAACCAAACTCACAGACCATATTACAGGAAGTGAAAAAAATGACGATTAACTACAACAAAAATATCAGAGGTGTGTACATCGTCACAACGAACACAGAGCCTCTGATGATCAGGGCAGAGCCTAACCTAGACGGAACAGTTATCGCAGAAATGCCGAAAAACACAAAATGTATCTGTCTAGGATGCTATTCTGGAAACTGGTATGCAGTCACTTACGAGCATGACGGTATCATTTCCACAGGCTTTTCACATAAAAAATATCTCAGGAGGGATTACAAAATATGACATTAGACAACTTAATCACACTTATTTCAGCGGGATTCACAAAAGACGAAATCCTCACAATGTCAGGTACAGCAACCCAGCGTGCCCCACAGCCACAGCCCCAGCCACAGCCACAGTTCTATCCACAGAACTATCAGCAGTCACAGACACCAGTGCAGGGTGTACAGGGATATGCACAGCAGTTTCCACAGCCACAGCCACAGGCACAGGCATATCCGCAGACACAGCAGATTCAGCAGATCAGTGAACAGAATGATGTTCTGAATGCTCTGAAAAGTCTCACAAGTGCGGTACAGAGTAACAACGTTAATCTGATGCAGAACACAGTTCCCAAACAGGTTACAACAGAAGATGCTATAGCAAGCATTATCAATCCACCAAACTATGATGGATTGACAGGGGGTGAAAAATAATGGCGAATACATTAAGTTTCGATCAGATCAGCACAGTGCTGAATGATATCGTTAAACAGGCCACAGGCGTTGAAACTATGAAAGCAACGGACACAAGCTCGTTCGTAGCACAGGCACAGACAGCGTTACTTGTGGGTAATGACAGGATTATGAACAGCATTTCTCAGGTATTAGACAGGACGATCTTTTCTGTACGACCTTACAATGCTAAATTTAAGGGGCTGAGAAGAACTACACAACAGTGGGGAAACCATGTGCGTAAGTTAGGGATGCTGGACGATGATTGGGAAAACGATCAGAGACAGCCACTTGATAATGACACAGCTGTCGATATGTACAAAATCAAAAAAGGTAAAGTTTTACAGACCAATTTCTACGGCGGTCAGATATTCCAGAGACACAGGACTTATTTCAGAGATCAGTTGGATCAGGCGTTCCGTAATCCTGATGAGTTCGGGCAGTTTATTTCCATGTATACTCAGAACACGATGGATATGATCGAACAGGCACATGAGAGCATGGCAAGAGCGTGCGTTGCAAACTATATCGGAGCTAAAAACATCTGGCAGGCAGGCGTTACGGCATCAACAGAGGGATATACTGGAGAGCACGTTGTTAAGTTGCTCACGATGTACAATACCGAGAACGGAACAGAGTTAACCGCTGATGATGTAAGAAAAGCGGATAATTTCCCGAGTTTTTATAAATGGGCATGTGCGAAGATCATGACTTACATGGACTTTTTAACAGAAAGAACAACCAGATTCCATGCGAATATCACAGGAAAAGAGATTGCAAGACATACTCCGCTGAGAATGCAGAACATCATGATTTTTAGCCCAGATTTGCATACTGCCGATACTACGGTTCTGAGTAACACGTTCCATGACCAGTATTTGAAGATTGCCACAAATGAAAAGGTTAATTTCTGGCAGACACTTGAGAGTCCGATGAATATTAATGTTACGCCTAGCGTTATGAACCCGGATGGAAGCGTTGAAAAAGGTGAAGCACAGGTAATGAGTAACATCTTTGCAGTATTGTTTGACGAGGAGGCTATGGGGCTCACTACGATCAACCAGTGGAGTAGCACAACGCCTTTCAATAGCGCAGGAGGTTACTGGAATATCTACTATCATTTCACAGATCGTTACTGGAATGATCTTACAGAAAATGGACTTGTTTTTGTTCTGGAATAGGAGGAAATAATAATGGCGGTAACAGTCAATTTTAAGACAGCAAGCAAAAGAGTTAATTCTACAGGAGTTGTCGGCGGTGATGTTACCGCCGTTTCCTGTAATATTAATGAGCCTTGTTCTATTGAAAATCCACAAATCATTCTGAGAAATGGGGGTTCTGCTCCGTCTTGGAATTACTGTGAAATCAGTGAATTTGGAAGATCATACTGGGTGGAGGACTGGGAGTACAGAAACAATACATGGATTGCACATTGCGTTGTGGATGTGCTGGCAACGTACCGTGATACGATACAGGCAAGTAATTTGTTTTTTATCAGAAGCTCTACGAGTTTTGATGGGGATGTGATGGACACTCTATATCCAACGTTGTCAACACCAGTTAAGAAACGGACAGTTGTTAATGATGGTTTATTTCCGGTTGCTGAGTATGGTTTAAATCAGGGGTATTTTGTTTGTGGCATTGTGGGGGAGGATGGACTTACAAATTTTTATGCTTTTATTCCCACTAATTTTGCAGATTTTTGCTCAAAGATATTTTCTACTCTTGATTGGGCGAACATCTCCGGTCAGCAAATCACAGATAGTTTGCTAAAATGTTTGTTCAATCCGTTTCAATATCTGACAAGTGTTATGTGGTTTCCTTGTGAAAATGTTGGCGCAGGAAGTACGCAGGTTTCAGAGGTTAAGTTTGGTTTTTGGTCTTGCGATGTGACTGCGTTGAAGTTGGGTAATAAGCCTTTTTATAGCAGGTATTTTGAAATGCCAGTTTCACAGCATCCGCAAGTTTCACGTGGAACATTTCTCAACGCTTCACCGTTTCGCAGGATTCAGTTAACTATTGACCCGTGGGGTACGTTCGATATTGACGGAGGAAAAGTTGCAAGTGCTGAGAGCGTAACAGTCAGCGAAACTATTGACTGTATGAGCGGAGTTGGTGTAATGTCTGTGAGCGCAGGAGGTGTTACGCTGTATAGTGGATATGCACAAATTGGAGTTAACATACAGGTGAGTGATTTACGGGCAAATATCATTGAAAGTGGAAGTAATTTGTTAAGTAGCATCGGGAATTTATTTTCTGGTAATTTTTTAGGAAGTGCGTCAGGAGTTGCAAATGCAGTTGAGAGTGCGATACCCGATGTACATACCAGAGGTGTTAATGGTACGTTGTTATCAATAGCACGTATACCTTTCGTTATTGAAACATTCTATAAAATCACGGATGAAGATAGAGCAGATAATGGCAGACCTTATATGAAAAATGGCACAATGCAGGAGTTAGGCGCTGGGTATTATGTGGTTGAAAATGGTTCGATTAATGTACACGGAGCAACTCGGAACGAAAAAGAACAGATCAAACAATTCCTTGAGGGGGGTGTTTTTTATGCGTAGTTTCCCTGCAAGCAATATTTCAATGTTTGTTGCGCTTATGACAAGTGCTAATGCAGGGCAGAACCCATGGGGATCTGGTGGAGCAGGCGGGATCGGAGGGTTGATGCTATCGGCTATGAATTGGTGGATCGAAAAATGTAATGATCCTGCGGTTGGCTATTCACAGGACTATAGAAATGAGCGTACAGTTAATGGCATCACATACTATGATTGTTCCTCGTTTGTGTGGTATGGTTTGGGACACGCAGGCTATGAGATCAATTTAAGTGCGTGGCCATTTACAACTTATACCATGGGCGGAATTTTGAAAAGTCTTGGGTTTGATGAAATTATAATATCAGACTTTGCAACTTTTGATTTTCACGTTGGTGATATTCTAGTTATTAATACTAGTGAACATCAGCATACGGAAATTGTGCATGACTTGGAAAATGGCGGTCATACTATGGGAGCACACAGTTCAAAAAAACCGTTACCGGATCAGGTTAGTATTAATACGTATGATCTTCAGAGCGGTATTCATTACACACATTGTTATCGTTGGCCTGTTTCTGGCGGTGACTGGCAGATCGGTGGAAATAGTGAGTATTTCGGAAATCCCGAAGCCAACCTGTGTGGAAATAATGAAAAAGCCATAAATAACGCAACCGTGATATATAATTATTTTAAGTCACAGGGATGGAGTGTAAACGCTATAGCGGGGCTGTGTGGAAACATACAACAGGAAAGCACTTTCAATCCTGCGTTGATTGAAATTGGAGGTACTGGACATGGGCTTGTACAGTGGACACCCCCGACTGATTTATATAAAGTTATTGACGTATTATATGGAAGTCATGATGATTGGTATGATGGTCAGAAACAGTTGAGTGTTATTTTTGCAGAGTTTCAGCAAAGCTCTGGAATTAAAAACTGGGGTATCGAGCCACAATGGTATAGCACGAGTGCATACCCTTTAAGTTGGAGAGAGTGGAGTGTTAGTACACAGGATGCAGGTTACCTTGCACTTGCGTTTCAGGCAAATTATGAAAGACCTGCTAGTATACATCAGGAACGTGCCGGATATGCTAGAGCGTGGTTTGATTATTTTAATAATTTGTAGGAGGTGAATATATGTTTGGATGTAATACAGGTGTTGGTGCTCCGGTGATGTATAATTATATCAACCAATATAATAGCAACATAAGCCCTAGCACAAATCACTGTAAAAATACACAGTTATTCTGGTATTTTCAGAGATATTTGTTGCAGAAAGCTATTTCTGTGATGAAGTGGGAAGTGCCGGATAACTGGGATAAAGATTACTTTTTGTACTGTTTATATTGCTGGGGTACAGTTGCTATCATCAATACTGACAAGTTTGGTGTAATTCCACAGGGATGCACACTTAAGGGGTACAATGTTTTTTACAGACCGGCGCAGGCGGTCATCAGCAATCCCTTGTTAAAAGGTGTGATTGAACCTGTTATTGGTGAGCAGTGTGTCCTTTTTAAGTGTACCGCTGACTATGGTGGGATCATGGATCTTGTCGGAAGATACGCGAATGAAATGGCTATTGCTATGGAATCTCTGGACATGAACGTAATGAACAGCAAGCTTGCGTATGTTTTCCGAGCAAGGAATAAAGCTGGAGCGGAAAGTCTGAAAAAAGTCATGGATCAGGTCATGAGGGGTGAGTTGGCTGTTTTCTATGACGAAAAACTCAGAATACAGAGAGGTGATCAGACTGAAGAACCGTGGGATTATTTTGTTAATAATCTACGACAGAACTATATTGCCGGTGATGTTCTGGACACCCTGAGAAGATTAGAAGAACTTTTTTGTACTGAGGTTGGTATTCCGTCTGCCAGATCAGACAAAAAAGAAAGAATGATATCTTATGAAGCGGAAAGCAATGATGTCGAAACTTCAACTAGAATGGAAATGTGGTTAGACGGTTGGAAAAAAAGTTGTGCCGATGTTAAGAAAATGTTTGGTGTGGATGTAAGTGTGAATTGGAGACACGATCCGAATAAGAAAAATGTTTCACGTGGAACATTAGGAGGTGATGATGAGTGAGTTTGTTAACCGTTGAGGGATTATATAATTATGATGAAACGTTATTCGATGGGTTTAACGTTCCCAATGGGCTTGTGAAACAGATTGCTATTGATGCAATTTTGATGCGGACTAGGGAGCTGGAAATTCTATATCCCGATCTTAACTACATGAAAACCAGAATCACGATATGGAGTAACAAATATCAAATTAACTGGAAAAAGTTGTATGATACAACGGTATTAGAATACAATCCGATCGAAAACTATGATCGCATGGAAGATTGGACAGATATAGACATCGAAAATGGGAGCAATTATAGAAGTAACGACATAAATAACACAGTTGAA